TGAAAAGAGCATTAGGTACTAGTGACATCTTTGACGAAACATTAATTGACAAAGAACATGAACCAGTGTATGAGTATATTGTTGAGAAGACTTACTTAATGCCTGAATATGATTACGGTCCTTTGAACTTTAAAGAAGAACCTAAACATAAACTTAAAATAGCATTTAACAAATTATTCTATGAAAAAATTAATAGTTAGTGGAGATAGTTGTACAGACCTAGCATTTAGGTCTATATGTCACCCTACATGGGACTTTTCATGGCCAAAATGGCCTGAACTTCTTGCAAAACATTTAGGTATGGAACTTGTTTGCGTTGCGAAAAGTGGAGCAGGTAATCAATACATTCACGATACTATATTAGATGAGATAGTAAAAACACCTAAAGAAGAAATAGGATTAGTTATAGCTGCTTGGTCACAATCATTTAGAAAAGATTGGCAAGCAGGCTGGCTAGGCAATTGGCACTCTAGAAGGACTGATCAAGATGGAGACTTGTTAGGTTGGGTAACTAAAAGTTTAAGAACATATTTAAGTTTTCAGATGATGTGTGAAAACTACAACCTGCCATATTATCATTTTCAAATGGGTGATCTATTTGAATCATATTTAAAAGGATTAAGACCTGCAGAATCAGATAGATTACTTCATAATATGACAGACGAGGATAGAATGAAATATCCAGGTGATAAACTTAAAGATGAGGAAAAATTATTAGAAATAATAGGCAAGTATAATAAACATATAAATAACTTTATAGGTTGGCCTGGTTTACAAGAAAAATATGATAGACTAGGTGGTTTTAACATGATCAGTCATGTTTTAGGTAGAGACAGAATACAAATGAAAGAAAGAGGCCTTATAGTATCTGACCAAGATGACCACCCTAACGAAAAAGGACATCAAGCAATAACCAACCTCTTAATAGGAGAAATAAATGTCAAAAATATATGAAACGTTTTTAAAACGTAAACACGTAATAGAATACGATAAGGATAATATACCAGATAAAAAAGTTATAGAAGATTGTCTCTGGAAAGCCTGGCATATGACACCCTCAAAACAAAATTACTATCCCTACAAAGTAAATATATTAGGTCCAGAATCAAAGTTTGATGATGAAAAACTTAAAGTATGGGATAAGGCAATGCATAACCACCATAATGTGGAAGAAAGAGCATTATCAAAAGGTCAGATAAATCAATCACCTAAAAAAGTAAATAAAACATATCAACATTTATCAGACGCTCCTTATGTAATAGTTATTACGTCTAGAGTTGTTGAACCAGGAAAAACAAATGCATGGAATCAAAAATGTATTGCTGAAGATGGTCACTTTAGTGAACCAGAATTTGAAGATCAAATAAACAACCTAGCACAAGCAACAAGTGTTGAAGTAGGATTGTTTGTAGCTTCTCTTACAGGATTACTAGTAGAGAAAGGTATTGATATTACATATACACAATGTTTTCCTAAAGATGTAGAAAAATGGCATGATCTAGATTTTGTTACGACTTTACCACTTCTAACTTGTTCTATGGGACATGGAAAATATTATAAGAAACAGTGGATGGAAGAAAATGGTCCTGATACTGAAAACGGTAAAAGTAATTGGGATATGGACAGAAAAGCAGACTTTAAAGATGTAATAAATTGGGTTGAAGATACATCTGGAACTACAGACGAAAATAAAACTGAAATGAAAAGAAGATTAAACATTAGTAAACAAGATTTAAATATAGGAATAAATGACTAAATCTCCAGTATACAAAGCACTTAATAAGAGACAACAAGTTTGGTTGTACGATAGAGAAAAATGGCCAACTAAAGAAGAAGTAAACTCTATTATTAAAGAAGCTTATGAAGTAACTCCTTCTAAACAACAGTTTATGCCTTATAAGATAAACATTATAGGTCCAGGAGATGAAAATCAATCAGAAAAAATTAAGATATGGAATAAAGCAGTATTTAATCACCATGCAATAGAAGATAGGGCCATGAGAGAGGGTAAGATAAAAGATTCAATACATCTAGTAAATAGAAACTATCAACATATAATAAGCGCTCCATATGTTTTGGTATTTGAATCAAGACTTTGTGAGAACAATAAATTTAATCAATGGGGTGTAGATAATGATAGTCACTTTACGGAACAAACTATTGAAAGTGAATTAAGCCAAATAGACAGTTTAATTTCTTTTGAATGTGGGTTATTTTCTCAATCATTAGTTGGCCTGGCATTAGAAAAAGGTATAGACGTTTCATTTACTTCTTGTTTTCCTAAAAATCCATCTAGGTGGCAAGATACTACTTATGTTAATAGAACACCACAAATGATAGTTACACTAGGTTATGGTTCCTATTACAGAATGGATTTTATGAAAAGAACTAATCAAGTACAAGATGATCATAAACCACCATATGAAGATATGATAAATTGGGTTGATGTGACAAAACAGCCAGCAGACAGCAAGACATTTAAAAATGCAAAGGATATGTGGCATTATGATGATAAAAAGTTTACAGAAATGGTAATAGAAAAATCTTTTGGTGGTGAACTAGAGATAAATAAGCAGTTAGAAGAAGAAAAAACTAAATGAAATTTGATCTAGAATACGCACAAAAGAACTACTTAGCTGTAGATTTCTTTCTATCAATGTCTTGTAATAAAGATTGTCACTACTGTACAAGTTATACTCTAGAAATGAGAAACTTAACAGTAGATTTAGATTTTTTAAGAGAAACGTTAGAAAGTTTAAAGAATTATAAGACAAGAATATGCTTACTTGGTGGTGAGCCAGGTCTAATTAAGAACTTGCGTGAAGTGATTGCAATGGTAAAAGAATACCCTAATTTTATTTGCCAAGTTTTATCTAACTCTTTTATAAGAAAAAGATACCCAGAGATACTAAAAGACCCAGATGTTTTATATGTAGAACATTTAACGTTAGATTTTTATCCAGATGAGATAAAGAAATTAGGTAACTATGACTATCTAGAACCAAATGATATGAATAACTATAACGTAGTACTTAAAACACCTAATTACTTTAAATACATAGCAAACTATCCAGAATTTAAAAAGAAACTAGAACATAAAAATACTATGTTCAAAGCATTTAATGGTAGAACACCAACTAAAGGTGATGTAGAAGAAGTACATAAACAAGCAGCTGAAATAGATCGTAAAATGTGTGCCGCTTTTCCAATGGTACCAGTAATAAACTTTGAAACAAAAACCATAGTACACTGTAGTAAAAAGTTTGCTAACAATCTTGAACTATCTAGATCGTTTCCTATGACAAAAGAAAACATAGACAAGATGATGAACTTTCAACTATTTAAGTATGAAAAGTATTGTGTAACATGTAAGGAGTATGTACAACCAAAGGGACACTTCCCTATTGAGAAGTACGCTAACATATTGAACGTATAGGAGTAAATTATGAATGAAACAGATGATCCAGATTTAAGACAACCTACACCATCGGTTGACCCACAAGTTAACGCTACTTTATCAGATATTAAAGACGACCAAGAAATGCGGCTAGAGTTTATTAATAAAATTACAGAGAAACTTAAAACTTGTTATGATCCTGAAATTGATACAGACATATATACACTAGGACTTATATATGATGTTAAGGTTACCTCTGAAAGATATGTATTTGTATTAATGAGTTTAACGTCTGCTTTTTGTCCAGCAGTAGATGAAATAGTTAATGGAGTTAGACAAGCTGTTGAAAGTATTCCAGGATTAAAATGTAAAGTCAGAATTACAATGACACCTATGTGGTCTAGAGATATGATTGATCCTGAAATAAGAGATTTAATGGGACTATAAATATAACGAATATAACAATGGAAAAGAAAATGAAAATAAATGCAGTCGCAATTAACTTACACGATCACAATACCTACGATGGTATCTTTCACAATCAGATAGAAAGACATACCAGATTTAAACATAACTTACCATACAGAGCAGAAGCATATAACCATCAATCAGATATATTAAATCCTGGTGACTATACTTTAAATGATCAGTTTATAAAAGAACATCTTAAAAAACCAGAGGACGGTGTTTTAGCATTTACATACACTTTTGGTGGTATAAGAAAATCAAAAGAAGAATTATTTAAAACTATATTTAAAGGACATGATGAAATATTAAATTACGATCCTAAAACATTGTTAGAACATTATTACAAAGATGGTATTTACTATATTGATCATCATCAATCACACGCCATGTATGCATTTACAAATTCGGGTTATAAACAAAGTGATATACTTGCGATAGATGGTATTGGTTCAAAATTTAGATGTGTATTCTTTGATAAAGACGGAAAGTTAAATGACTTGTCAGATAAGTTACCTATCGGGTGGTTATGGAATCATATGTCTAATCTTACAGGTTTCGGAACATTAGGTGCAAGTAAACTTATGGGTAAAGTTGGATATGGTAAATTTAGTGACTACTATTATAATGTGTTAATTACTATATTAGAAGGACCTATATTAGAAAAAAAATATCCAGAATGGAAATCTATAGAGATTGACAAACACGGTATAAATGATTTAGCATATACACTACAATATATTACAATGGAAAAAATTAAAGAATATGTTTATCCATTAAAAACTTGTGATAATCTTTGTCTTGCTGGTGGAGTTGCTTACAACGGTTATGTAAATGAAATGTTTACTGAACACTATGAAAACGTTCATGTACCACCTGCAATTGGTGATGAAGGCCAAGCTATTGGTGCTTATCAACATGCCGACTATACAATAAATAATAATGTACATATTTCTAACGTTTATGCTGGCAAATCATATGACTATTACAAAGGCGAAGAAAAGTTAACTTCATATAAAGAAATTGCTCAAGCACTTGCTGATGGTAAGATAGTAGGTTGGTTTCAAGGTAAATCAGAAAGTGGTAACAGAGCATTAGGTAATAGAAGTATATTAGCTGATCCTAGAAATCCTGATATAAAAGATATTATTAATAGTACTGTTAAAATGAGAGAAGACTTTAGACCATTTGCACCAGCCGTATTAGAAGAACACTATAAACAATACTTTGATACTAACTCACCTAGTCCTTACATGTCAAGAATATGTAAAGTTAAACCAGAAATGAAAAATGTAATACCTGGTGTTACTCACGTTGATGGTACGGCTAGAATACAAACAGTAAATAAAAAAGATAATAATAAATTCTATGAACTTATAAGAGAGTTCGGAGAGATCACTGGTGTTCCTATGTTAGTTAATACAAGTTTTAACTGTCAAGAACCTATTGTAGAAACTCCTGAACATGCATTAAGAACATTTAAGAAAACTGCTATAGATATATTAGTTATTAATGATTATATAATAAGAAAATGATTGATTTAAATTTATTTAAAAATATAATGGAAGAAATTAGAGAGAATAGTGATCTATTAGATTCATTAAGTCCTAACCAATTCAATACTAAAATAAAACTTATAGATCATATTAAGAAATTAGTACCATTAGAAAAAGAAGATGATATAGCTATTTTTGGTTGTTGGTATGGTAGTATATTAATACCTGCCTTTTACCATGAAGTTAAAAGAATTACTGCTATAGATTTAGATCCACAAGTTATTAGTAGAAACAAATATAGAATATATCCAGGATATAAACAAATAGACTTTGTTAATAAAGATTGTTTTGAATGGGCTGAAGATTCTAACAGAATTAAAAGAACAAAACTTATTATTAACACCTCTTGTGAACATATGAAACCTATGAGAGACTTAAAGATTTTAAGTAACATAAATTCTTACTTTGCTTTTACATCTAACGACATGTATGATATTGAAGGACATATAAACTGTGTAGATACAATAGAAGATTTTAAAAAACAGTTACCAGATACAGCAACAGTTCTTGCTGAAGAAAAGGTAACAGACTATAGAGGAACAAGATTTTTATTAATTGGTAAACTGGAAACAGATACACCAGCACACTACAAGGAGTAGTATGAAAAGAATAATATTCAGTTTATTCATAGATATACCTAAGGCAGAGTTAGATTTATTTGACGATCATATAAAGAAACCAGACGCCGTACATACAAACTATAATACTAAAAATGAATTTCAAATAAACTATCAAAGATTGGTAGATTGTAAAGTTGAATATGCTAAGAGTATTGGTGTAGACTTTAAAATGGTTGAAGACTATACAGAGTACTATAAATTCTTTAGAAAAAACTATCCAGAAATTACAAGTTATAACATAGTTAATTTCTTTAAGATACATCTACTATATGAGTTTGGTAAGAAATACGATGAAGTATTGTACCTAGACTTTGATGTTGTTCCTAATACAAATGAAAACTTTTTTGAAGTATGGGACTTATCAAAAGGTATATGTGTTTTAAATAACAATGAAAGAGTATCTCCTATTCAAAAAATAACTGAAAGAACACAAACAATAAGAAGTCCAAACGCCAAATACTATAATGCTCAGGCTATGTTAATAGAGAAAGGTTTAAGTCCAACCAATGATGTTATTAATACAGGTATAGTAGGTATTAGTAAAAAGCATTTAGATCAATTAGAATACTTTACTGATTTTAAAGATGACCTCAAATTAATGACAAGTCTTATAGGAGTATACGATTTATTTCCTAAAAAGATTGCCGATTTCTTTGGTTATGATAACGAGACACTATTTGCTGTTAAGTTAAAAGAAAAGAAAGTACCAGTACAATGGTTAGATCAAGATTGGCATTATTTTTTTGATAGTCAAATGTTTATTCCTGTGACAGCCAAACTTATACATGCCATTAATAAAAAATTTGATTTGATATGGAGAAAACTGGATGCTTAGAATATGCACTGTATATTATAAAGGTACTTACACACCAGATTATGTTGGTAACTTTTATAGAGCTTTAAGAAAGAATAGTAGTATACCTTTTAGATCAGTATGTATAAGTGACGATCCTAATGTTGAGGCAGACGTTGTACTACCTTATAATCATTATAGTGATGTTAAAAAACACTGGCATAAATTAAAATTTTTTAGTCCTTTATTTGGTGGTCAACAACCAGGTGATGATATAATAATAATGGATATAGATCAAGTTGTCGTAGGCAATGTAGATGAACTAATAGGTCATACTGTATCAGACAATGAATTGGTAACTTATGGTCAATGGTGGGATAGTAAACTAAAGATTAATGGTGGTTTCTACAAGTTTAAATCAGGTAGTTTAAAAAGTATATGGGACGACTTTGCACTTAATCCTGAATACTGGCAATTGCACTATTACAATACAGGTAAGGTACACTTTAAATATTATGGCGAACAAAACTATGTTAATTGGAAAATATTTGAAAAGAAAAGTAAACTCACTTTAACACCACCAGAATGGTTAGGTAAATATACCGAAGATAATAAAGAAATGATAGGTTTAAATAAACTATATGCAAAAACATTTAATACTGATTATATGTTACTAGATGAACCAGACGAAAGAATAAAGATTGTTCACTACACAGGTCCGAGTCGTGCCATACACACTCTAACTCAAAGTCCTTTGTATAATACATGGATAAATAACTAGTATGAACGAACAACAGAAAAAAGAGTTTGAACAAAAACTAAAAGATAAAAAACTATGGTTTTGTCCACTTCCTTTTACACACGTATTTTCTAGTTTAAGTGGTAGATATGCACCTTGTTATGACGCACTAGCAAGAACCGGCCATAACATGGAAGATACTAAAATAAAAGAATGGTATACTTCCGAGTATCAAAATAAATTAAGAGCAGAAATGCTAAAAGAAGATTATGACCCTAAATATTTTAGACACCATTGTACAGGTTGTTGGAAACAAGAACAAAAATATGGTCGTTCAGACAGACAAAAATATACTGAACAAATACTAGCAGGAACATTTGACAGTAAAGTACCAGAATTATTAAGAGCCGTTCAAAAGTTTGTAGAAGAAGGAGCAATTACGGAATTTGATGAAAGAATATTAGATATTAAAATGAAGATGTTTGGTAATGCTTGTAATCTAGATTGTTATATGTGTACACCAAGAAGTGCTAACACTAGAACTCTCTCACTAAAACAATTAAAAAAAGTATATGATCCTGATCTAGACCCTAAAGACGGTGAAAGAATGAATACAATGAAACATGATGACGATGAATATACAGACGATGTTGCCTCCGTAGCAAAGTATACTAGATCAATCAAACTAATTGGTGGCGAACCTTTAGTTATGAAAAATCACTACAAACTATTAGACAAATTAGTAGCAACAGGTCATTCAAAAGGTATAGACTTAATCTATAAAACAAACTTATCAGTATTTGATATGGACGGTTACAACTTTAGAGATTACTTTCCTCACTTCAAAGAGTTTGTTATGAAAGTATCAATAGATAGTTATGGTAAATATAATGACTATTTAAGAAAGAAATCAGATTGGCCTTCACTTTTGGATAATATGAAAACAATGAGAGCTAGAAGAAACGCAAGAGTTAATGTTCACTCTGTAATATCTTTTTTAAGTGTACTAGAAAATTATAAACTAATTGCATTATTAAAAGATATGGGTATACAACACACGTTTTATATCATTGAACACCCAAGAATATTACAAGTAAAGAATTTACCTAAAGAAATTAAAGAGAAGTTAAAACCATTTTATAAAGACTATCCTAATATTATAAAAGCATTAGACAAAGAACAAGATGTTGAAGAATTTATTAAGACAATTGATTACTGTCACGATTTAGATCAAAATGGTTTTAGTAAAAAAGAAGGACATGATTTATTTACAACACACCCCGAACTAGAGGAATACTATTTAAAAGCAAAAAGAGAGACTAATTATTAAGGAGTTATTATGGAACTAACATACGGCAATCAAACAATAGACCTATTTGGAAAAGAACACTTTCCAAACGGACCACCAGAAAAAGTAGTAGTATCATTATCAGGTGGCTGTGATTCATCATCACTTACATACTTAATAGGAACAAACTTTCCTAATATAGATATGTACCCTTTTCATACCAAAGATGAAGACTGTCCTATAGACACTGAACGTGCTATAGAAGTACATCAATGGTTACAAAACAAATTTCCTAAACTACATGATCTACGGATATTTACAGTATCTACGTCTGATCCAGTTTGGCAAGCAAAAGCAAAAGAAGCAATGGCCTCACCAAAAGGTAGTCTTATAGTAAATGGTAAAAAAGTTTCTATGTGGGGAACATTAAATGGTTGTTCAAAGGCTTTACAAAATAGAGATAAGAGATCAAAAATGTCTTTACAGTATGACGCACCTGTTGTTATGGCTATGACTTCTAATCCTCCTGTAGATGTACAGAAAGAAAGAGGATTTTATGAAGTAGCAGAAAGAAAAAGAGATCCTGGTGAAAGTAAACTGAAAGTTATGGACACAATAGATAAAGGTGGTCTTACATATCAACCTTATTTAAGAAACGATAAGAAATTCGTAGCAGGTGTTTTTAAAGAACACAATCTAATGGATAGTTTATATCCTTTAACTAAATCATGTGCTTGGTCGCAAACTCTTGAAAATTGTAATAAATGTTTCTGGTGTAACGAGAAGACATGGGCATTTGAAGATTAATAATGTATCACCCAGAAAAACTTAAAAAAGTCACACTTCTAAACTTAATTGACTTTGAAGGTAATTCGTTTCTTAACCGTGACAAAGAGTTAGAGGATCTTCGTTTCAGTACTTTAAAAAGATTACTGTTTGAACACCCTTGTGAAGACCTTTGTATAATATCTGAAAATTTAGATGAAAAAGTTCCTAATGCATACAATCTAAATGTCATATACGAAGAAGTTAAAGGAAGATATGATTGGAAGTGGTTAGATTGGGATAGCAAATATAAAAATGGAAACCTTAACTCCATTGTGAGTATAAAAAATAAATTCAAATTAGAAGGTAAAGAAATTCAAAACGTACTTGTAGCAGGTCAAAACCTAGCAGGTTGTGTTTTTAAAACATTAGATTACTCTGCTTTACGTTGGGCTGAACAAGGTCACTATACACAAATAATATTGTCTATGTGTGGAGACTATGAAGTATCTGGTTTAAGACCTGAAAAATATATGAAATCTTTTGCAAATTTATATCAAAAAATTAAAAAATCAGGACAATGGGCTAATCTTGATTTAATATGTGACATTGACGATGTAAGGTATTACAATGATGGAATACCCTATGTTGTTTCTAATAGAACGCCTCCTAGGAGTTAATAATGAGAAGAATAATAGCTTGTAGATTTGGTAATAAGTTTACTCAATGGCATGTTGACAACTTAAAATATATGATAGATTTCCACTCTGGAATATCTTATGATAGTTTTGAAGTTATTGAAAATGATATTTATGGTAATTGGTATAACAAGTTTCAAATGTATGATAAATTTAGAGACGGAGAAAATCTATTCTTTGATTTAGATGTTATTATATGGAAAGAGTTACCAGATTTATTCAGAAAAGATTTTACTTTATTAAATGACCTATGGTGGAGAGAAGAAGCTCATACACCACTTAACTCAACTATCGTTTCATGGACAGGAGATGTTTCTCACATATGGGATAAATTTAAATCAAATGAAAAAATGTATCTTGAAAAGTACAATAAAGGTAGTGATGAATTTTACTATAGAGAAATAGATTACAAGAACTATGATAAAGTTTGTCCTTCTATTAAAAACTATATGTATGAAGTGCCACCAAAAGAATTTAGTATATGTACTCTAGGTCAAATGAACCATCTTTTAGAACCAGGTTGGAATGGTTGGTGGTCAGATTTTATAATTCCGCACTATAAAGATCAATCGCCGATTTCAACAGTTCAAGTTTAGTCTTACTCTTTCTCATTGCTTTCTTAGCTTTGACATCTTTAGAATCTTTAATCTCATCAATTTCAAATAAAGCAATCTTCAAAGCAAACATTTCATCTTCACTTTCTTTTTTGTTAAAGATGTAGTCAAGTACTCTAGTTGGTGATGTTTCGTCTGTTTGTATAAGACCTGCTTCACTTGCAATTTCTAAACTTGCTTTTTCAAAATCTTTTCTTGCTGTTTCATTTCTATTATATGTATTTTCATGCAATTCGTCTATGGTTACGAACTTACTTAACAACTGAAATAGATGATGTTTTTCATCATACTCAATATGAAAAGGTGTTAAACTGTCTGCTGTTTCATTTGTTAATACTTCAATCCATGTTCTTTCATTGTTAGTAAAGTGTGCTGAAACTAGATGGTTTTTTAATAATTCTTCATTGAACATTTTTTCTATCCTTTATATAATCGTATAGGTCAATTGTAGTTGACCAATTTAGTTTGGTTAATATTGTGTTATCTGCTTTGTTATCTAATCTTTCAAACTCACCACCTATAGCTCTTTCACAATCAATTTTAAATGTTGCTATCAAGTCTAATAGATTGTAAGACTCTCCTCTACCAACATCAGTTACACCTTGATAATCACTTTTTATTAATGTATCAATCGCACTTAATATATCATTTACATGAATAAAGTCTCTTGTATGATTGGTATGAATAAATGGTACGTCATTTCTTAAAATTCTTGGTATCAACATATGTTCTCTAGCGCCTGGTCCGTATACAGTTGTAAATCTCATACCGACACTGTTTTTAGGTGCTAATTGTTCTAAAGACAGTTTACTCATGGCATAAGGATTACGCCAAGGTTCTATTGCTGTTGATGAACTTGCATATAGTATTCTTGTGTCTGGAAAATATTCAAATAGTCTCTGACCTGCAATTACATTTTCTTTCCAGTATTCTGTAGGTCTATCTAAACTATCTCTAACACCTGATAGACCAGCCAAGTGTATGACTAAATCTACATCATATTTAAGATCACAATTTAATAAATCGTTACCTGTTAGTTTGTCTATTGGGATTACTTTGTGATTGTTTTTTTCTAGATGTTTATGAAGGTGTTTACCTATAAATCCTTCACTGCCTGTTAATAATATATTCATAATCTTATTTATATCACCGTTAAGTGACTAGTTTTAAACGCCGGCGCCGTGCAATGTTTTTAAAGTACTACCTGAACTATTTTTAATTAACAATGTAGATAGTGTTTTCATTTCAGTTGAACTAATAGAATCATCACGCATTTGTTCTTCACCTATAGAACTAATGGCCATCATGTTGTTAGTAACTTTGTCTATAGAACCTGTAGTTATTATTTCTCCTGCTGAACTTGGAAAGGTTATACTCTGTCCGTTTAAAGTACCACTAACTGTCAAATTAGTCACTGTTACGTTAGTTGGAAAGGCAAGTGTTACTGTATCAGGACTTGAAACTGTAGCATTTATCTGATTACTTGTACCTAGAAAAGATATAGTATTACCTGGAGCAATTAACTGAACTGTTGAGCTTGCGTCTCTAATATAGTGACCTTGACCTGTACCTATTTGTGAAGATAATTCTACTACTGCACCTACAACAGACGTTGCCGATATACCAGCACTTGCTAATAAAGTTGCGTCACCGAAGTCATTTAGAGCTAAGTCGTTAAACTGTGTTCTAAATGTCTCTAACGTGTCCGTTCCTGATATATTCTTTATTGCCATAACTATTTACCTTTTTTTAAATCTTTCTTAATATCGTATAATTCTTTCTTTAAATTATTTATCTCTGTTACAAGACCTCTTACCATATCATTGCCACTTTCTCTAGATTTAACTCTTTTCATATATGAGTTATATTCTGATCTATTAGTGTTAATAATAGCCTTGGTATCTATGTCTCTTACTAAATCATCAAATCCTTGTACTTTTAATGTATTAGTTGCCATAATATTATATCGCTAATGCAATACCTCTTAAATCTCTTACTATTGGTGGATATGCTGAGTTTGTTCCTTCCATAACTATTTTTATTTGAAAAGTAGTAAACTCATTTAATCCTGAAGCACTATATTTGTACTCTTTAAATGTATTATCATCTTCAGCAGGTGTAACTGTTGTGTCTTCTAGTCCTGTACTGTTAAATGGTGTCCAGCCTATATCACCTATTAGTCTAGCTTCTTCGGAAGAAGATAGTCTGAAATAAACTTTTACACTAGAACTTGATCTTACATTTTGCGTTAATCTTACATCTAAAGCAGTTGAGATATTATCTAGTACAACAGATTTAGTTACGTAGGCAGCTGCTGATGATGTATCAGTTGCAGCTATGTCTGAAACATAATTAGGTGTATTACCTGTTGTTGCTTTGTTAATTCTGTTTTGAATTGTGTAAGCACTAACTCTTTGCATGTCTAATACTGGAGATAATTTAGTGTTAGTAGTATTGAAAGTAAGATTTACAAATAAAGACTTACTTCCTGCTAATTCGTTTGTTTCATTTATTGCACTTGCAACTAGTTGAGGTGAAGTGAAGTAAATATTGTCATTTGCAATAGTTGATACTTGACTAGTCTCACCTGTTAAACTAAATTCTGTTTCTGAACCATGCACTGATCTACCTGAAGTAGGTCTCATGTTATATGCAATGCTTGTACCGGCAACATTTAATGTTTGTAAGTTTAGATTTAAAACATCATACAATCTGTTTTGTGTTGCTGTTACAACAGTACCACCTACATCTCCTGTAGCATTTGCTGTACCAGTTGTTGTAATATCATAACTATCTAAAGTTACGTTTGAAATACTTGTGTATGTTCCATTAATATCGGAATGAGCAAGGCCATTGTAAGTACCTGATGGAATACCTGTAATTATAACATTGTTTGTTGTACCATGCATACCGTGATTAGGATGTGAAACTGTAACCACACCACTAGAGTTTGTTGTTCTAATAGGATTAGTTTTTAATGTTCTAATAGGTAAAGCGTCATTAGTTAAAGTAACTGTACCTGTAACATTTTCAAATTCTGCTCTTTTGATTTTAAATTTAATATCTTCATTTTGTTCTGCTGTCCATGTAGAACCGTTTTGAGATTTAAACATAACACCAGCATAAGGTTGTTGAGAAATTGTTCTATCTGAACCTATTACTTTTTCACCTAATCTTCCAACATAACAGTTGTAATTATTAGTATTAGCCATTACAACGAAACAGTATTCTGTTTTTTCTTGTAAATAAACTGGTGAGTTAAAAGTAAATGTTGTAGCTGTTGTTGCGTCTGTACTTATGTTTACAGATGACGGATTTAAAGTTAATTCACTAAACGGAACTATTCTTTTTCCTGGGTAACCATTTACTACTTCTCTAATTTGTACTGTTACTGGAATATTGTCGTCTTTTGAACTAAAGAATAAGTCCATTGAAGTTAAGAATACACCACCAACATCATCTATCATAAATGTTTGTGCTAATGGGTCAGTCCAACCAATTGTCATTTCTGTAACACGTGTAGCAGTCGCTATTCTACTAACTGATTCAACAGTGCTTTCTCTAACAACTAATGGTTCTCTTGTAGAAATAATTTGATCTTGTACTGTTTCTAAAATACCTTTTGCGATATAGTCTGCTTCGCCTGAAGTTTCAACTGCCGTACTTAATACGTTTGTTGCTGAACTTGTTAATCTGAATACTCTTTGGCCTGCTCTCCATCTTGGATTAGAATTAACTTTTGGATCAGGAATTGCAAAAGTACCTGAACAAGCACCATTAATATCTGTAACTATATTACCACCTAATGAACCACCATTTGGTGTAACATAACTTGCTATATCAATGTTATCAAAGAAAGGGTAAACTCTTGTTAAAGGTTTTAATCTTGTAGCACTAAATGATAATGTTCTACTTCTTAAAAAAGGAACAAAACCAACACTAACAACTCTGTCGCCAATTGAATTTCTTACTACCTGTGGTACTATTGTTGATCTAACACCTGTTCTTGTTGATGTTTGATTACCAGTTTCAGTAATTTCGTGACGTGCATTAATTCTTCTACCTCGTCTAACGTTTCCTAATCTTCTACGGCCAGTTACAGTTGGTGTTCCTGTCCAGAAATCTTGCCATTCATTCCATACTGTACCAATTTCTACACTTTGTAAATTTGGATTACCTAAATTTTGTACTAGAGTATCAAAACCACCTATTGCATTAACAACTAATTCTGGCACTCTTTCTGTTTCTTTCCATTCGTCTGACGGTGGTGTTAACGCAATACTACCTGACCATGTGAATATGTCAAAAGGGTTTACGTTAACAAATTTACTTGCAAAAGGTTGATCAATTAAAGTTGCCTCTGTGTAAGGTAAAGTAATTAAATCTCCTGTTTTTGCATACTTAGCTTCAGTTCTATCTAAAGCAGTAATAGTAGTACCGTCATTGTCGCTTTCAATCAATTGTACGGCATCCTCATTAAACATTGGTCTTAACTCGCCTCTTGCCATGTCCATAGAAACCTTGTAGTCTAAATTCTTTACATCACCTATACTATGACCTGTGAAATTATCTACTATAAATCCATTCTTAAATCTATCAAATCCTTCTGCGTCTTGTACTTGCAAATTTTGTGCTTGTGATTCTAACAAAGATAGTTGAGTATAATATTCTACATTTTCAATTCTGTTCTCTAATCTACCAATGTCTCTCATTGTGTATCTTTTATTGTCAACTCTAGTAATCGTTATATCGTCTGTAGATAAAGTATATGCTGGCACATCTAAAGTGTAAAGGTGCATTGCACTATCAATATCTTTTGGTGCTTGAGGAACTAAAGCACTAGCACCCTCTGCTACCTTAAACTTACCGTTTTTGTCTAAAAAGATTTTATCTATTCTTGGTAAGTAATATTCTAAATCTGAAGTTATATCAGTACCGAACTTAGCAACATCTACAACTGAAGCGCCAGCACCATTATAATACTTATCTTGTTCACCTTTATTGATCGTAGAGTTATCATCAACTCTTGGTCTAAAGTCTAAACAATCTCTTAACTCAAATATGTCTCCTGTTGTATCGGAAGTATGAGAAGGAATATCTGCATAGTCAACAGCACCTGAATAACTATCTACAGTAAATACATCTCCTGAACCGTGAGAGAAGTAATCTACATTAATTTGAATTGAACCTGTTGGT